ACCCGTATTTCGCCGTCATGGGCGTTAAGCGCCGCGACTGGTCCGCTCCAGCTCAACCCTCGAAGGTGACGCGATGAGCGCCGCGAGCATAGAAGCCATGAACATCGTTTTCCCCATTCTATGGGGCGTCCTCTGCATCGCCGCGATGGCGGCTCTCTCTCAGCATGGGAGCGCGGAATGACCGACCGCGAGCAATTCGAGAAGCGCTACGAGGAGGCCGGCGGCTGCCTCCTCGCTACGGTGAAAGAGAAGCATTGGCAGACGTGGCAGGCAGCTCAGGCAGCGCTGCTCGCGGCGACAGGTCCGGCCGTCGAGATGCGAGTTCTGTCGGACTCGAGTTGCGAGTGCAGGGCTTGCCTTGATGGGAAAACCTTCAACGTCGGAGGGCGTGAATGGCCGATCCTCGCGACGCGCATGGTCGTTTGCTCGACTTGTGGCAATAAGCGCTGCCCGCATGCGAACGATCATCGCAACGCATGTACCGGCAGCAACGAGCCAGGTCAGCCAGGGAGCGCATACGCATGAGCAAGGTCATTCTCCGAAAAGACGAAACCGGCAAACTCGCCGGCCTCGACGACAAGAACGAACGCGCTTACTCGCGATTCCGCAAGCAGCTCGGCGAGCTCCAGATCGGCGAGACGCTCGCCTTCGAGTTCAAGATCCCGCGATCGCCGCGCTTCCACCGGCGGCACTTCGCGATGCTCGGCGCGTTCTTCGCCGCGCAGGAGGTGTTCGACGACGCGGAGCGCATGCGGAAGTGGCTAGAAGTCGGCGCCGGTTTCTGTGAGTTCGTGCCGGGCCCGCGCGGCGACTGGATTGCAATGCCGAAGTCGATCGCATACGAGGCGCTCGAAGACTCGGACTTTCGCGAGGTGCACCAGTCGATCGTGAAGTTCCTGCGCGATCCGCACGCATACCGCTTCCTCTGGCCGCACCTGGACGACGCCGGCCGGGAACAGATGGTCGAGGCGATTCTGGCGGAGTTCGAATGACGGCGCGCCTGATTGGAATCCCGAAGCCGAAGACGTTTCGCAGCGAGAAGCTCCGGCGCGCCGTGGCCGCGCTGCCTTGCGTGAATTGCGGGCTGGAACTCTCGACGCAGGCCGCGCACGGCAATTACGGCAAGGGCGGAGCGATCAAGGCGAGCGACGCGCGCATCGCCGCGCTGTGTGTGACGTGTCATACGGCACTCGACCAGGGCGGCAAGATGACCAAAATGGAGCGGCGCGCGTTCGAGAACGAGGTGATCGCGAAGACCTATGTCGCGCTGATGGAAAAGGGCGTTCTTGAGGTCGTAAATTCATAAGAATCAATTGATTACATACGATAATTCAAGTAAAATATAGGCGTCCTAAATGAGAGAAAAGCATGCGGCCATTGATTGACGTGACGGGTAAGGTTTTCGGCCGACTCACCGTGCTGCGTCGGTCGGACATGAAGGTCGGCGGGGTAGTGAAGTGGTTGTGCCGCTGCGAGTGCGGGAAGGTAGTGCTAATCCGAGGCATTTCGTTGCGGTCTGGAAACACTTCGTCGTGCGGGTGCCTGCTGGATGACTATCTCGCCCGGCAGAAGGCAAAGGTGATTTGTTCGAGGAAGACGCGGAAGGTCTGGTCGGACATGAAGAATCGGTGCTTCAACAGCGACTCGGCGGGCTTCAAGAATTACGGCGCAAGAGGCATCACGGTCTGTGATCGGTGGATGGACATCGCGAATTTCGTAGCAGACATGGGCGATGCTCCTGACGGCATGTTCCTTGACCGAATTGATAACGATGGCGTCTACGAGCCATCGAACTGTCGGTGGGCGACACGTACGGAGCAGCAAAACAACACGCGCTCGAACGTCGTCGTCCAGTTCGCCGGCGAGCGGTTGACGTTGAAAGATTGGTCGCGGAGGACTGGCCTCCCATATCACGTTGTGAAGAAGCGGATAAAAAAAGGGTGGTCGGTTGATAGTGCACTGACCATCCCAATCGATGAAACGAGGTCGCATGGCCGTGCTGCGACGAGGTGACTATGCCGATCCCGCCGTTGTCTTGGAGCGGCGCGAATCTGGCACCTGCCGAGGCTGCCGTCACTTCGTCGAGCAGCGTGTCTTCGACGTCAGCTACATGGCGTGCAAGAAGGACCAGAGCAAACACTGGCGGGACGACTGGAAATCCAAGAAGTGCGGCCAGTACGACACGGGGAAGGGGTGAGAATGGATATTGATCAGAGCGAGCAGATCGAAGAATTGCTCCGTGAGTGGCACCGTTGGCAGGATGGCTATCGGCCTGCGCTTGGCGTCCCACGCTGCGACCCGACGTGCCGCGACTATCGGTCTGGCGACAGATTCCTCACAGCTCGGGAAAAGGCCGAGATCGCTGACGAGAGGGCGTGGAAGATGCGCTCCGAGCAGGTCGACGTCTGTGTCGACGCCTTGACATGGCAGCAACGCGCGGCGATCCACACGACCATGCGCAACAAGCAGTGTGGCCACAGCGTATGGAGAACGGGTCAGGCTGGAGATCAGCACGCCGTATATCAGGATGCAAAGGAAGCGCTGCTACCGATGCTGCTGAAGCGCGACCTGATCAAGCCGCAACCGGTCACAGCGGAGTCTTAAATTCTTGTTGTAAACCACGCGAATGTTGGGTATATTGACGCCGTGGTGCTAGAGTTGTCTCTACCCAAAAAGAACCCGCCTCGCGAAAGCCGGCGGGTTTTTGCGTTCTGATCCGCGCTTACTGCTCAGGGCAGGCACCCGGCAACACATACGGGGCAGCGAGCGCGGATGAGAGCGCAACCCCTTCCGCTCGCGTAGCGAATCCAATCACGGAAGACGCGGTTTCTGCTCTCGCCACATTGGAGCATCACATGTACGACGCCGCACCCTGCAGCACCGAGCCGACCATGAGCCGCCGCGCCGAAGCGAACGCCATCGTCGACAAGCTCGAAACGTTCATTGGCAACTTCCGATTTCTGTCGGCAGAAGCGCGCGTGCATCTCGCGAACCAGTTCGACGAGCTGCGTACGTATCTGCCTGAGGCATGACCATGACGCCCGAACAATTCGCTTACTGGCTGCAAGGCTTCGTCGAGCTTGGCAAGGGTGAGGCGCCGACGCCTGAGCAGTGGAAGTCGATTCGCGAGCACCTCGATACGGTGTTCATGAAGGTGACGCCGACTGTCGTCGACGCGCCGAAGAAGAGCGAGAGCCTCCTGGAACGTGCCGTGCGCGAGAGGCGAGAGCGTGAAAGCCAGCATCCGTCACCGCCGTTCGGGCACTATCCATTCATTCCTCCGATTCAGCAGCCGCATTGGCTCCAGCCGGGACCGGGCGTCACGTACCCCGTCAACCCGATGACCGTAACCTGCTGAACACGTCCCCGTGTCTCCTCCCCCTTAGATGAGGGATTCGCGCCCCGGCTCATCGCCGGGGCGTTTCTTTTTGAGAATTCGATATGGCGCAGCAAAAGAAGGCCGCGCCGGACTGGGAGCGCATCGAAGCGGATTACCGGGCCGGCATTCTGTCGGTGCGGGAGATCGCTGGAACGCACGGACTCACCGAGGGTGCGATTCGCAAGCGCGCAAAGCGTGACGACTGGCAGCGAGATCTCTCCAAACGCATACAGGATAAGGCTGAGGCACTGGTACGCACCTCAGAGGTACGCACCGAGGTACGCACGGAAAACGCGCCTTCGGACGCTGTAATCGTCGAGGCGAACGCCAAGGTCATCGCCGACATTCGGCTGGCGCACCGCAAGGACATTTCACGCGCTCGCAAGGTAGCGATGTCGCTGCTCGGCGAGTTGGAGATCGCGACCGACAACATCGAACTGTTCGAGGAACTCGGAAACTTCCTCCGCAGCGACGATGACAAGGGGCAGGACAAGCGCAACGACGTGTATCAGCGCGTCATTTCGAGCGTCGGCCGCATCGACAGCATGAAGAAGCTGAGCGACACGCTGAAGACGCTCGTCGGATTGGAGCGTGAAGCGTACGGAGTAGGCAATGAGCCGACCGGCGGAAACAGCGATCCCAAGCAGTTCACTGCAGTTGACCCGATCGAGGCAGCCAAGCAATACGCGCTTCTGATGAATTCTTGAAATGCCAATCCCGTTTCCGTTTGACTTCCGCAACCCTGACTATGTGCAGGTGTTCGAGTGGCGAGCGGAGCGGTTGCAGCGCATTCGCGCAAATCCCGGCGCGCTGCCAGCGCTGAGGACGTTCTACAAGGACAACCCGGCCCAATTCATCATCGACTGGGGCATGACGTTCGATCCGCGTAACGTCGAACGCAACCTTCCGGCCAGCATCCCCTTTTTGCTTTTCCCGAAACAGGAAGAGTGGATTGTCTGGTTCATGGAACGCTGGAGGCAGCAAGAGCCGGGCATCACCGAAAAGACGCGCGACATGGGAATGTCGTGGCTTACGATCGCACTGGCAGATTCGGTCTGCCTGTTCAATCGCGGCGTGGTGGCCGGATTCGGCTCGCGCAAAGAGGAATACGTCGACAAGATCGGCGCGCCGAAGTCACTGTTCTGGAAGGCGCGGATGTTCCTTCAGATGCTTCCGCCGGAGTTTCGCGGCAGCTGGGACATCAACAAGCATGCGCCGCACATGCGCATCATGTTCCCAGACACCGATTCGACGATCACCGGCGAGTCCGGCGACGGCATCGGCCGCGGCGACCGATCGAGCTTCTACATTGTTGACGAGTCAGCGTTTCTTGAACGTCCGATGCTCGTCGACGCGTCCCTGTCGCAGACAACCAACTGCCGACAGGACATCTCCACGCCGAACGGCATGGGGAACCCGTTCGCGCAAAAGCGTTTCGGCGGGAAGATCAAGGTTTTCACGTTCCACTGGCGCGACGATCCGCGCAAGGACGAGGCGTGGTATCAGAAGCAGGTCAACGAGCTCGACGCCGTCACCGTCGCGCAGGAAATCGACATCAACTACTCGGCATCGGTCGAGGGTGTCGTCATTCCGTCCGCGTGGGTGCAGGCTGCAATCGATGCTCACGTGAAGCTCGGCATCGAGCCGACCGGCGCGCGTCGCGGTGGCTTGGACGTCGCCGATGAGGGCATCGACAAGAACGCCTTCGCCGGCCGGCACGGCGTTCTGCTTGAGTTCCTCCAGTCGTGGTCTGGGAAGGGTGGCGACATCTACCAGACTGTCATCAAGACGTTTGCGATCTGCGACGAGCGCGAATACGAAGTGTTCGATTACGACGCCGATGGCTTGGGCGCTGGCGTGCGCGGCGACTCTCGCGAGATCAACGAGAAGCGGCGCGAAGCGGGGCATCGCATGGTGAGAGTAGAGCCGTTCCGAGGTTCCGGCGCGGCGCACGATCCCGAAGGCGAGATGGTCCCGAAGCGCAAGAACAAGGACTTCTTCCTGAACGCCAAGGCACAAGCCTGGTGGTCATTGCGCATGCGCTTCCAAGAGACGTATCGCGCCGTGGTTGAGGGCATGCCATACGACCCTGACGCGATCATCTCGATCCGCTCGGACCTTCCCGAACTTTCGGCCTTGATCATGGAGCTGTCGCAGCCGACCTACACGATCAACGGCGTCGGAAAGGTGCAGATCGACAAGAAGCCCGACGGTACGAAGTCGCCAAACTTGGCTGACGCCGTGATGATTGCCTATCAGCCTGCCGCGCGATCGCTCGACATCTGGTCGCGGCTCAACGGATAACATGCTGACGCCTCCCGCGTGGCAAGCAAGGATTTTTCTTACATGACACGCAAACGAGGAAATACTGTCGCGCGGGCGGCGAAGGTGGAAAGCGCCAAGCGATGGGTGGCCGGCGACAGCTTCCAGAACTTCGAAGCGCGCGTCGGATACGGCACGAACAACCAGACGTCCGGCTCGGGATACAGCTTTGACTTCATCAGTCGGAATCGTGTTTTGCTGGAGGCGATGTATCGCTCGTCGTGGGTGGTTGGCGCAGTCGTGGACGTCGTCGCCGACGACATGACGCGTGCCGGCGTCGAGATCAAGGCTGGCCTCGCTCCCGAGCAGAAAAGCGTCGTGCATGCGGCGTTCGAGCGCATGGCGCTGTGGGACAGCATCAACGACACGACGAAATGGTCGCGCCTGTACGGCGGCGCTATCGGTGTGATGCTGATCGACGGCCAGAACATGCGCACGCCGTTGAATCCGGACTCGATTGCTCCTGATCAGTTCAAGGGCATTCTCGTGCTCGACCGCTGGCTGATCCAGCCGACGCTGAACGACCTGGTGACGGATCTCGGCCCGGATCTCGGCAAGCCGAAGTTCTATGACATCGTCGCGGATTCGATGGCGCTCGCGCGTCAGCGCATCCACTACAGCCGCGTGATCCGGCTCGACGGCGTCGAACTGCCTTACTGGCAGAAGATCAGCGAAAACCTGTGGGGGCAGTCGACCATCGAGCGCCTGTTCGATCGGTTGATCGCGTTCGACAGCACGACGGCCGGCGCTGCGCAGCTCGTCTACAAGGCGCATCTCCGCACGCTGTCGGTCGATAGCCTCCGCGAATTGATCGGCATGGGCGGCCCCGCGCTCGAGGCGCTGCTGAAGAACGTCGAGATGATCCGGCGATTCCAGTCGAACGAGGGTATGACTCTCATCGACGCGAAGGACAAGTTCGAATCGCATCAGTATTCGTTCTCTGGCCTCGACAACGTGCTTCTGCAGTTCGGCCAGCAGCTTTCGGGTGCGACCGGTATTCCGCTGGTTCGCTTGTTCGGCCAGTCTCCGGCGGGCCTAAGCGCGACCGGCGACGCGGACATCCGCAACTACTACGACAACATCAAGCAGCAGCAGGAACGACGGCTCCGTCTTCCGCTCACGCGCCTGCTCGACGTCATCGTGCGCTCCGAGCTCGGCATCAAGCCGCCGAAGGATTTTCAGTTTTCGTTCAATCCGCTCTGGCAGCTTTCCGACACCGAGAAGGCCGACGTCGCGCAGAAGAACACCGACACGGTCACGAAGGCATACGACAGCGGCCTGATCAGCCAGCAGACGGCGCTGAAAGAGTTGCGCCAGTCCAGCGAGGTAAGCGGCGTCTGGTCGAGCATCGACGACGAGATGATCGAAGAAGCCGACGACGAACTGCCGGATCTGACTGAGATGAATCCCGATGATCCGAACGCAGGACAAGAAACGCAGCCGGAGCCGAAGCAGCCAGCCGCAAACGCGTAGAGCGGAAACGCAATACGCGCTGAAGCTGCGCCGCGTCGCGCAACAGATCGGCGATCTGATCAACGGCTTCCCGCCGGGCGATCCGTCCGTCGTGCCGACGATGACCGACATGCTGCGGCGCTACGCCGAAGCGCTCACGCCGTGGGCCGAGGCGACCGCCGCGCGCATGCTTTTCGACGTCAACCGGCGCGATGAGGCCGCGTGGGCTGAGCAGGCGAAAGAGATGTCGCGCGCGCTGCGCGATGAACTGCGCACGGCGCCGACCGGCGAGATCATGCGCGCGCTGCTCGCCGAACAGGTGACGCTGATCAAGAGCCTGCCGCTCGACGCCGCGCAGCGCGTGCACGACCTGACGCTGAAAGGCATCGAGGACAGCACGCGCGCGAAGGAGATCTCGAAAGAGATCCAGCGCTCGGGCCTGGTCTCGAAGAACCGCGCCAACCTGATCGCGCGGACCGAGGTCGCCCGCACGGCCTCAGTGCTGACGCAGGCGCGCGCCGAGCACATCGGCTCGGAAGGCTACATCTGGCGGACGTCGAACGACTCGGACGTGCGCCACTCGCACCGCGAGATGAACGGCAAATACGTGCGATGGGATACGCCGCCGCGGCTGTCCGATGGCACGGTCACGCACGCCGGCCAGATCTACAACTGCCGGTGTTATCCGGAACCGGTCATTCCAGACTGATATGCGCTTTTACACCGTCGAAACACTCGGTCCGAAGCAGTCCGTGACGCCGTCCGGATTCCTCGTGTGCCATGACGTCCCGATCGCGCGGACTGGAGAAATGCTCTACGGCGCCGGTGAAGTGCCGGTCGAGCCGAGCCGCGACGGCCTCATCCGCGTGTCGCGCGATGCCGCCGAAGTGTTCCGCCCGGAGACGATCGCGAGTTTCGAAGGCGCGGCGGTGACGATGGATCACCCCGACGACTTCGTGAACCCGTCGAACTGGAATCAACTCGCTGTCGGCACCGTGATGAACGTGCGCCGCGGCACTGGTATCGAGAACGATCTGCTGCTCGCGGATCTGATGCTGACGAACCAGAAAGCAATCGATGATGTGCGCGCCGGTCTGCGCGAGGTTTCGTGCGGATACGACGCGGGGTATGAGCAGGTAGAGCCAGGGCGCGGAGTGCAGCGCGAAATTGTTGGCAATCACGTTGCGCTCGTAGAGCGCGGTCGGTGCGGCAGCCGCTGCGCCATAGGCGATAAGGAACTTGACATGAAGAAGAAACCCACGTTTCTCGACAAGCTGCGCGCCCTGATGAAGGACGCGGAAGCCGAGATGGAGGAGAAGAAAGAGACCGACGACGAAGAGTCGGAGGAGCTCGAAGAGAAGAAGGAAAAGACCGGCGACGCCGCTCTGCTCAAGACGCTGATGAAGCGCATGGAAGCGCAAGACGCGCTCCTCGCCTCGCTCGCGACGCTCGTCAAGGCGCAAGCCAAGGACGCTGACGGCGACGACGAAGACGAGGAAGAAGAGCAGTCGGAAACTGGCGACGACATCCTCGAGGCTGAACAGGCTGGCAAGCTGAACCAGTCGGAAGTCGATCTCTATACCGGCGACTCCGCGAAGACGATCCTCTCGCGCGCCGAGATCCTCTCGCCGGGCATCAAACTGCCGACGCTCGACTCGAAGGCGAGCACCGCCGACCAGGCTACATCGCTCTGCAAGTGCCAACGCAAGGCGCTCGACCTCGCGTATCAGACCGACGCAGGTCGCGCGGCGATCGCCCCGTTCATCGGCGGCAAGACGGCGGACTTCGAGAAGATGCCCGTCGCGCTGGTCAACGCCACGTTCATGGGCGCTTCGGAACTGATGAAAGCGCAGAACAACGGCGGCGCACACGCATCGGCTGCTCCGACGAAAGACTTCGGCAAGCGCTCGACCGTCGCCGACATCAACCAACGCAACCGCGAATACTGGGCCGATCGGTCCGCCAAGTAAGGAGAAGCCTAATGGGCAACGCAATTCTGTTCCGCATGCCTTCGGGCATCCCTGGCGACATCTCGCGCCAGTCGCAAGCAACCGTCGAGCCGGGCGTTCTGAACTCGGCTTCGGCTTTCCCCGGCTACGGCCTGTTCGGCAAGGTGTCGAGCGGCAAGTTCGTACCGGTGGGCGCTGGTGACACGGCTGCCGTCGTCTACGGCCTGCTCGTGCGGCCGTATCCGACCGTGTCGTCGCAAGACCCGCTCGGCACGTCGACGCCGCCGACGACCGGCATGGCCGACATCCTGCGCCGCGGGTACATGACCGTGAAGAACAACGCAGGCACGCCGGCGCTCGGCAGTCAGGTTTATGTGCGCGTCGCAACGGCGGGTGCTGGAAAGCCGATCGGCGGTATCGAAGCTGCGGCCGACTCGACCAACACGATCGCCATCACCGGCGCGACGTTCATGAACGCGGGCGACGCGAACGGCAACGTCGAAATCGCCTTCAACATCTAAGGGGCCATCACCACATGAGCAAAATCATCAAACCGCTGGCGATGGCAATGGCAATCGCTGGCGCGCCGTCGATCATCACCCGCTCGCGCACGCGCGACAGCATGCTGACGTTCGACTCCCGCACGATCGACAGCACTGGCGCATTCCTGATCGGCGAACTCGAACGCCTCGATCAGCGTCTGCACATGCCGCTGTCGTCGGTCACCTGGTCGCGCGACATCGACCTGCGTGAAGACGTGTCGATCGCCGACGAAACGTCGTCGTTCACGAACTCCTCGTTCGCGGCGGCCGGTGGCGCATCGCCGAACGGCAAGTCGTGGGTCGGCAAGGATGCATCGGCAATCGCCGGCATCGCGCTGGACATCGGCAAGACGCCGAACCCGTTGACCCTCTGGGCAATGCAGATCGGCTGGACGATTCCGGAACTGGAATCGGCTCAGAAGCTCGGTCGTCCGGTGGATCAGCAGAAGTTCGCCGGCATGAACCTGAAGCACAACATGGACGTCGATGAGCAGGTCTACATCGGCGACACCGTGCTCGGCGTGACGGGCCTCGTCAACAACGCTGCTGTGACGAACGTCTCGAACGCAGTCACGGGCGGCTGGGGCACAGCGACCGCGGCGCAGCAGCTCGCTGACGTCAACGAGCTCTTGAACAGCGTGTGGGCAGCCTCGGCTTACGCCGTTTGCCCGGATCGTCTGCTTATCGACCCGCTGAACTACTCGCGCCTCGTCTCGACGCTCGTGAGCTCGGCCGGCAATATCAGCGTGCTCGAGTTCTTGAAGATGAACTCGCTGTCGAACAGCATCAACGGCCGTCCGCTGGAGATTCTGCCGTCGAAGTGGCTGACGAGCCGCGGCACTTCGAGCACGAACCGGATGGTTGCGTACACGAAGGATCCGGAGCGCGTTCGCTTCCCGCTCGTGCCGCTGCAGCGCACGCCGCTGGAATACCGCGACATCCGCCAATTGACGACCTATTTCGGCCGTCTGGGCGTGGTGGAAGTGGTGTATCCGGAGACGATCGGCTACCGTGACGGTATCTGACGATGGCGAAGATCATCGTTGAGAAGCCGTTCGTTCTCACCGATGCCGCCGGCCAGCAACGCGAGTTTGCGGCCGGCGAGCATGACGTGGACGACGCGACCGCCAATCACTGGTTCGTCCAGGCGCACGCGCAAGTCGTGAAGCCGGAGACGAAGACCGCCAAGACCAAAGGCTAACCGTGGACGCCAATCAATTCCGATCCGACTTCCCGGAGTTCTCCGACACGACGCGATTCCCCGATTCGCTGGTCACGCTGTGGCTGACGGTTGGAGCGTCGCTCGTGAACGAGTGCCGCTGGGGCGAGTTGACCAACATCGGGATTGAGCTCGTCACGGCGCATCACCTCGCGATCGCCGCGCGCGATCAGCAAGCTTCGGCAGGCGGCGGCATTCCGGGGCAATCCTCCGGGCCGATGTCGTCGAAAGCCGTCGACAAGGTCAGCGCCAGTTACGACACTGGCGCGGCCAGCCTCGCCGACGCGGGCTTCTGGAATCTCACTTCCTACGGCACGCGTTTTCTCGGCATGGCACGCCTCATGGGCGCAGGCGGGATGCAATTGTGAGCGGCGTCAAGGTCACGCGCGACCGCGTCGCATCCGTCATCAAGGCGGTGAGCGACCTCGCGACGAAAGACGTTCTCGTGGGAATCCCCGACAGCGCGCCAGAGCGCAAGGATGGCGAGCCGATCAGCAATGCGCAGATCGGATACATCCAAGAGAACGGATCTCCGGCGGCGAACATCCCGGCGCGTCCGTTCCTCGTGCCTGGCGTGCGCGACGCGCAGGATCGCATCGCTGACCGGCTTGGCAAGGGCGCGAAGGCTGCGCTGAACGGTCAGGATCAGGCGGATCAAACGCTGCACTCCGCGGGCCTCATCGGGCAGAACGCGGCGCGCGCGAAGATCAACAGCAACATCCAGCCGAAACTGGCTGATTCGACGATCGCGGCGCGCGTCGCGCGTGGCGTGACTCGCACGAACACGCTGGTCGATACAGGCCAGCTTCGAAACTCGATCACGTACGTGGTCCGCAAAAAGACCTGACCATGCCTCTACTCGACGTCTCCGACCTCCTGACCGATCCGGATTTCGTCGATAACTCGCTGACATGCACGCGGAGCGCGCAGACGGTAGGCGATGACGGCATGGCGGTCAACACGCCGACGGTTTCGGCGTTCTCCGGCGTCGTCACGAACGACACCGGCGATCAACTGATGCGCGGCGCGGACGGCGCGCGCATCGACGGCTCGATCACGATTCACACGCGCTTCCAACTGATCGACGGGAAAACCGGCTTCGATGCCGACGTCGTGACGTGGCAGGGCAGGCAATACACCGTCGTCAACGTGCGCGACTGGTCGACGTATGGGCAGGGATTCGTGGCCGCGCAGTGCGCGCTGATCCCGTTCTCGGGAGGCTGATATGGCGAACGATTCCAGCACCGGCGGCTATCTCCAGCCGGACGCGCCGTCGCCGCCGCTCGAAGATGCCGCGCTCGACGCAGTCTTTCAGCAATTGATCGTCGGGCTGACCGGCTTGCCCGGCGCCATGGTGCGGCCGCGATGGCAGCCGACCGTGCCGAAGATGCCCGAGCCGAACCAGAACTGGTGCGCCATCGGCATCACGGACATCGATCAGGATTTCGCGCCGACGATTGTCCACGTGCCTGATACGGACGGCACCGACAGGCTTTACCGCAACGAGATCCTTACGCTGCTCGCCAGCTTCTACGGGCCGAGCGCGATGCAATACGCCGCGCAGGCGCGAGACGGGATCTTCGTTGCACAGAACCACGGAATGCTCGTGCTGGACGGCATGGGCCTCGTCGACGTCGGTCGCGTGACCGCCGCGCCAGAGCTTCTCAATCAGCAGTGGCTGCGGCGCTTTGATCTTCCGTTCCGCGTGCGTCGTCAGGTCGAGCGCACGTACAGCGTGCTCAATCTGCTGTCCGCGCACGGCACGATCGACCGCGACCCTGACACGACAGACTTCGTCGTCGAGCAGTAAGCCCATTCACATCGGATTCATCGGCCCGCCGCGTGCGGGCTTTTTCTTTTCGGGACGCACACATGGCGAACACTCTGCCGATCAGCCGACTGGTCAAGGTCGCGATCACGCTCACGCAGTCCGCTGCGCAGGCTCAAAACACCTCGACGCTGCTGATCCTCGGCACGTCCAACGTCATCGACCTTGTGTCGCGCTTCCGCACGTACGAAAGCATCGACGACCTGGCGACCGACTTCGGCACGTCGGCCGAAGAATACAAGGCGGCCGTGCTCTGGTTCGAGCAGGCACCGCAACCGACGACCGTCATGGTCGGCCGCTGGGCGAAGACGGCATCCGCCGGCCAGTTGCTCGGCGGCACGCTGTCGGCCGCGCAGCAAGCGCTCTCCAACTTCACCGCAGTTTCGTCCGGCGGCATGAAGGTCACCATCGACGGCACGCTCAAGACGCTGTCGGGCATCAGCCTCGCCGGCGTCACGAACTTGAACGGCGTGGCATCGGCTGTCACGACAGCACTCGCAAGCGCGGGCACCTGCGTCTGGAACTCGACATTCGGCCGCTTCGAGATCACGAGTGCGACGACTGGTGCGACGTCGTCCGTGAGCTTCGCGCAGGCGCCGACGTCGGGCACGGACATTTCCGCACTCATGGGCCTCACGTCGACGACGTCGGGTGCATACGTCGCCGCGGGCGCGGCTGCGGAATCTGCGGTCTCGGCGGTGACGCTGTTCGACGCGAACTACGGACAGCAGTGGTATGCGCTGACCGTGCCGAGCGCGGTCGATGCCGATCACCTCGCCATCGCTGCCTACATCGAAGCTGCCTCGACGAAGCACTTCTACGGCGTCACGACGCAAGAAGCCGGCGTTCTCGTCGGAAGCGACACGACGAACATCGCGTATCAACTGAAGGGGCTCGGCTACAAGAAGACGGCCGTGCAGTATTCGAGCTCGAACGCGTACGCGATCGCGTCGCTGCTCGCGCGCATCCTGACGACCGACTACACCGGCAACAACACGGTCATCACGCTGAAGTTCAAGCAGCAACCCGGCATCACGGCTGAGAACCTGAACAGCACGCAGGCGAACGCGCTCGAAGCGTTCAATTGCAACGTGTTCGTCGCGTACGACAACAACACGGCGATCATCGAGCAGGGCGTCTGCTGCTCAGGCGATTTCATCGACTCGGTGATCGGCGCGGACAACTTCGCAATCGACCTGCAGAACGCTGTCTTCAACCTGCTCTACACGAGCACGACGAAGATTCCGCAGACCGACGCGGGCAATCACCTGATCGCGACGACGCTCGAGCAAGTCTGCGCGCAGTACGTCACGAACGGCTTCCTCGCGCCGGGCACGTGGAATTCCGGCGGCTTCGGCACGCTGAGTCAAGGCGATTACATGCCGAAGGGCTTCTACGTGTTTGCGCCGCCGATTGCAAACCAGAGCCAGGCGGATCGCGCCGCGCGCAAGTCGGTCAAGTTCCAGATCGCAGCGAAGGAAGCCGGCGCAATCCACAGCGCGGACATCGCTGTCACCGTCAACCAGTAAGGGGTTTAGATGAGCGCAACGTACTCGTTTCTGAATTTCAATGCGTCGCTGATCGGCCCCGGCGGCGCAATCTCACTCGGTGCCGGCTGCGGCATCGCGGAAGAAGGCTTCACGGTGGAGTTCACCGAAGACGCCGACAACATGAAGACCGGCGCTGATGGCACGCCGATGCACAGCCTGATCGCGAGCAAGGCAGGCAAGCTGACTGTGCGTCTTCAGAAGACATCGCCAACGAACGCTCTTCTGTCGGCGATGTACAACTTCCAGCGCACGAGCTCGGCGAACTGGGGGCAAAACACGCTCGAGGCCACGGACACGATTCGCGGTGACGTGTACACCTGCCAGCTCGTCGCGTTCACCAAATTCCCGAAGAACGATTACGCCAAGGAAGCCGGCATGGTCGAATGGGAATTCAACGCCGGCATCATCGATCCGGCACTCGCTGCGGGCATCTGATCATGAGCGGAATCGTTGAAATCAACGGCCAGTCGTACCGGATCAGCCGCCTCGATGCGAAGAAGCAATTCCACGTCGCACGGCGGCTCGCGCCACTGCTCGCGGGACTCGGCGGTGCGCTGAAAGCGGAGGCGAAAGGCTTCGCGGAACTCGTCAGCCCGATCGCCGAAGCGCTCGCGAAGATGTCCGACGAGGACACCGACTACGTGCTCGACACGTGCCTGATGGTCGTGCAGCGCCAGCAGGGCGAAGGCTGGCAGAACGTCATGGTCAAGGGCGGCGGATTGATGTTTCAGGACATCGACCTGCCGACGATGCTTCGTCTCGCGGTCGCGGTCATCCAGCAGAACCTCGGCAGTTTTTTTCCCGGCGGGCCGTCGACTT